CCAGTAAATGTACCGCCTGCAGTTGCCATTTTTGTAGCAATAGCAGAAGTATTAGTGCTGATGTTAGAGGTATTGGTACTAATATTTGACGTATTGGTGGCAACATTTGACGTAGCAGTATCTACATAGGCTTTAGTTGCAGCATGTAGGTTTGCAGTAGGTGCGCCAGACAAGGTCAATAGACCTGTCATCGTGCCACCCTGCTTAGGCATGTACCTCGCTTCGGGATCTTCTGCAAAATACTGTTTAAAATCCCACTTACTTGTAGAAGAGTTGTACTCAAGACGCATGGTTAGGTCAGATGACCCTGTAAAACCACTTGGAATGCCAGCAATAATGCTTTGAGATTGCAAACCTGTCGAGTCAGTAACCTCAATACGGTCTTGATTACTAGGACTACTCGGAAATGAAGCAAAATTAGCAACAGGTGTATAGAACACAGCAGAGGCCACTGTTGCAGCTGCAGCATTAGCCGTTGCACTGGCACTATTAGCCGTAGTAACTGCGGTGGATGCGCTTGTAGAAGCTGTATTAGCTGTTGATACGGCCGCTGTAGCGTTAGTAGATGCTGTATTTGCCGTCGTTAAAGCGGTATTTGCTAAATCAATAGCAGTATTAAAACCACCTGAACCATCAGATTCACGTGAGTTGTTTAGTGCTGTGGTCGCATTAGCAGATGCTGCATTAGCAGTAGTAACTGCATTTGTAGCGTTTGTAGACGCTGTATTTGCTGTACTAACAGCTCCATTTGCACTGGTAACGGCTGTATTTGCATTACCATTGGCAACATTAGCTGTAGTTACTGCATTTGTTGCATTTGTAGAGGCTGTATTTGCCGTAGAAACAGCGGCAGTAGCATCACTAGCTGCTGAGTTAGCTGTACTAACTGCAGCGGTTGAATTGCTAAGAGCCGTGTTTGCCGTATTTGTAGCGTTGGTTGCTGCAGTAGACGCTGCATTTGCCGTATTAGTGGCATTTGTAGACGCTGTAGACGCAGCATTTGCTGTATTTACAGCACTTGTTGCTGCAGACGAAGCTGCATTAGCCGTAACTACAGCAGCTGCTGCATCAGTATTAGCTTCATTAGAAGTATCAGTAGATTCCTGTGTTACATAAAGGAGTTGAGTGAAGTTGTCATTCAAATCAACCGCACGGAGTGCACTACCTGACTGAAAATCAGCCTGAATAGTTGCGTTATCCGTAGTACGGTAAATTTCAATGGACTGACCACTAGGAGGTGCAGTCGTAAAGGTGACAGTACTCCCTGAAACAGAAAAAGCTGTAGTGACTACATTGTTAACCTTGGCTTTTACGTCAGAGGTATCAATATAATCAAAGGCAATGGAATATGCAGTTGTAGAACCATTACCTGTAGCAGTAAATGGTGAGTATGTCATTGTTATTTAGGTATAGAAGTAATTTTTTTAATTTGGTCCGAAGCTTTACCAGCAGATTCAATATCGCCACGATTAAGAGCAGCATCACGCATTGTGTTAAGGACTTTTTTACGTGAATGTTCTTCATTCTCCATCATCAACATTTGCGTACCGAACTTATAAGCTTCATTATGGATTTGATCCAACAGTTGATGTACAAGTGTCTCTTTAATAGGCATCTCTTCTTGAGATTTTAGACCCCTTTCCTTTACATACTCCTTCATTTTTTTGTCCCAAAAACCTGGGCCAGCAAGCATTAGCTTCTCAACTCGTTTATCAAGACCATAGCTTTGACCAATATAGTTGTTGATCTTTTGCTTTTCTTCTGGTGTAAGAGTTTCACCAGTTATCGGATTTTTTCTCAAGGTTTGCAGACCATCCCAACCAGTACCTAACATCCATAGACGCCAATCCTCCATACCAGGGTTAGTTTTAAAGAACGGAGCAAAGGTGTTCCAAGCCCTAGTCATGGGATCCGGGTAATTAATAGGTTGACCTGTATAGACGTCAACATAATTTTCTAGACCATGACCAACAAGCCACTTATTTCTATTAGCAAGACGTTCAAAGAAATTAGAGCTCACATCTTTTAGTTGAGGTGTAATAGCCTTATTTAAGATGCTTCGCACACCCGCCATCGGTATACTGGAGTCGATGTAATTAACAAGTAGTTTATTTAATTCACCAGAATCACCAGTTATTACGCCTGCAAGAGGCTCAAAACCACTAAGAAAAGATTTTGCACTGATATTCATAGTAATAGCGTGGACTACAGCACGTAGAAAATCTTCTGTATCGCGGTCAACACGATCATGGTGATAAACAATGTCAGCAGTAAGCCCTAAAAAGGTATCAAAGGGTTCTAATCCTTGATAACTACGCCATTTCTGTGTAATTGGATCAAAGAAAGAGAAAGGTTCCCAGCCCATAGCTTGCATACGACGCTTTTCAGCCCCATCTTGTGGACCAGAGCCCGTCATCATGCCGTTAGCAGCCATTAACGCTGCACCCATTACGAGGGCACTACCCATTGTGTGACGTCCAATGTATTCAGACTTCAGTTGACGGAATGCAAAGTCTGCATTAAATCCAGTAAGACCATGTTCAGATAAAACTTCTCTGATTTGTTCTGGAGTTTCAGCTGTTAAAACACGTCTAGCTTTCCCTAGTGCAAGGTTTAAACGACCATTTGTGATTGTGGTTACAGCATTACCAGGACTAAATGTAGCTGCCAGTTGTAGAGCATTAACACCAGTACGTGGGAACATGAAAATAGATTTCATGACCGGTATTTTTTTCATTAAAGTTTCTAAGCTATCTACAATTGGGACATCTAAGTTTAGATTGATTTCACCAGCTGCATTTTCGGCATACAATTTAGCATCAAAACCTTCTGAAGTTTTTGGACCACCATCAGCATTGAACATATCATTGTAAATGTTACGTTGCATCTTGCGGAAAGCTTCGTCATCATAGACACCATTGCTTTCACTAAATAGTGTGTCATAAGCTTTAGCTCTTGCCGCCATACTTGCTGTAAATGATTGAGTAAAACCATCAATAGCACGCATAGCGTTAATACCAAACCTAGGAATACTCCCGTCATTAATCCGGGATATAAGTTTAGTAAAATTCCAAATAGCGGCCTTACCACTAATACCCATCGGAGCTTCTTTAATCCACTGCTCAGATAACTCTTCAAGAGTCTCGTAATCATCTAAAGCGTTGAACTTCAGATCTTGCCGCATTCCACTTCCATAAGTACGGGGATTCTCTAAGGCATACTTCCATTCAGCATGAAAGTTTTTAAAGCCACGTTGGAAATTTTCCATTATTCCACCGAAGGTATATTGGGCACGTTTCCATGCAGCAGCACCTTCTGCTCCGCCACGCATTGCAGCACCAGCAGACCCTGCAAATACAGTTAGAGGTTTACCGACAAGGGCTATAGCAGCGCCTGACGCAGCACGTAGAGGTGCAAGACCTGTAAGCAAGCTGTTATAGCGTGCTGTTTGTAGTTCTTGTACAAGGTAAGATGGCATTTCTGAATTACCATCTGCAAAAGCTTTTTTGAAAAACCCAAGTCTATTTTCTACAAGCTTGTTAAGGGTATGAATGTCATGTACTTCACCACCTGTTTTAGCGATTTCTCGGTATAGGGGCTTAAGGTATTCAGGATTTGTTTTAGCAATCTCTTTAAGTGTAGTAGCAACTTTTTGAGCATTTCTTGTGCGTGTTGCAACCTTTTCCTCAAATGTATCTACTTCATTTTTCCACCAAGCGGTATCAAGTTTGTTTTGCTGACGTGCGAGTTTTAACTGTTTAGTAGCTTGAAGACGTGTACCGTTGATAGAGTTGTGAATACCAACTTCACGTAGCAAAATAGAGAGATTATCGATAGCAAGTTCTTGCTGACTTGTAGTATTGATACCATCCATTTTTCCAATGGCAGTGGATACGTCAGCAGCATCACCAGCAGATTGATTTACTACCATTGCAGAAGCTTTCAAATTTTGTGGGTCAATAATTTCAAGACCCTTCATTAAGGCTTCAGTAGCAGTTTTAGCAGCAGACACTGTAAGTGTATTGAATTTTTTGCCACCATCAACCAACTGTTCCTCAGTAAAACTAAGTGTTTGTTTTACTAGCTTCTCCATTTCTTCAGGATTTAACCTAGTAACAGCACGTGTTAGTTCACGAACAGCTGCCGCTTGCTCTTTTTCTGTGATTGTGACAACACCTTTAGCTGTTTTAATAACAGCATTAAATTTAGGGCTTGCCTTATCATTTAATTCTTTAAGTAAAACATTACGACCAGGAGCAGTAGCATTTAATAGATTTCTTTTATAGGAATCTGTAACTACAGGTCTTGCTCGACCATCAGTTACATCAATGTTCTTAGCCATCCGCACATAATCAACCTTTGCAAGGATCGGATCAGCTTCCCAATTAGGTACTGGTCGATCCGTGGCAAGGTGTGGCTCATTGACATAAGGGTCATAGTCCTGACCACCTGTAACGTCATAACGCCTCAAGGCTTCGTCAGTTACAGCAGCCTCTCTAGCTGTTCTTGCTGATTCAACCTTGGCTACAAGCTCATCACCATCTGCAGCTATAAGTTCAGCAGACTCTTTAGACAGACGTGCTTCTAAAACTTCTTCTGCAGCTTTGTCTTGTGGAACTAATTTCGTAGCTTTTTTAAGAGACCATACAGCGTCCAAAAGTCCAGTGACACCACCTAGAGCAACACTCTCCCAAATATTTTTGGCCTTAATAACGTCAGGGCTATCGCTGTCACGGCTAGCCCAAGGAATATTTACACCAAGCATATCTTCTAAAGCAGTGGCAAGATTACCAGCTTCATCGGTTTGCTCAGATACAGCCTCGATACCTGTACTAATACCAAGGTCAACAGCAATACCACCTAGGACTTGAGTACGTTTAAGTGCTGATGCTGCCTGTACACCTTTACCTAATTTACCTGCAGCAGCTACACCCTGTAGACCTTTGGCAGCAATACCACCTCCTGTAAGGGTAGGGATAATGATTCCAGAAGCATCACGAATAAATTTGTTGAGAGGGTTATCCTCCTTATCTCTGCCATGGTGTGTGTCCCACCATTCATCAGCAGGTTTCAACATAGGCACAAGACCTGCAACATCAAATGCAGTGTCAATTACACCAGCACCAACACTTGCTAATTGACCTACAACAGGTGTATCAAGAACCCTGTCACCAAGATGTTTACCATCTTCTTTGGCTTGTTCGGCTTCTTTAGCAGCAACTTGAGCCTCCTGCTCTTCTTTCTTTGCTTCTTCTTCAGCTGTAAGCGCTGCTTTCCTTTTTTCTTCTTCAGCTGAAGCGTTGTAACGTTGTTCAGCTTCTTCAGTAGGGTCAAAATTAATCTGACCAAATTCTTCGTTTAAACTCATTGTCTACCTTCTAATGCACGAACAACATTTGGATTCATATTGTCAGATTGTTGCCAAGTAGACGGTCCAAATGAAATAGGTTGCGTCATTGCTTGATCAATCAATTGACGTTCTGCTGGAGTGGCGTAATCAACAGGACCAATCCATGGACTAATACCACGATTACGCATCAAAACAAGGGCTAAGTAATCCTGAGTTCTGACATCAAATTTTGAGTTAAGTGGAATGTCACCAGCAAGTTTTAATGTGTCAGATAAAGTACCAGTGTTATTGGTAAATTGATAACGACCTGCAGCATGTAATCGACCAGATTCCTGAAGCTGCATAATTTCACCGATAGTAAGATCGGTAAGGCGTTTACCTAAAATTTTTGTGCTGTGGCCAGGGTTGATTGCTTCACGACCTTCTTTTGTACCACCTTGATTCATGGCATTATAGCCACCATCATTGTCAAGGATATATGCAGATGATTCATACTTAGCAAGTACATCGAGTGCTTTGCTTTGTGCTTCAGTAATATTAAAGGTACGGTTATAGACAGAAGGAAGTCCTGCCGACATCAACATAATATCAGTATTAGTTGCACTTGGGTAAAGATTTAAATGACGATACCTTGGTGGGATAGCGTTCTCAATTTTTAACGCAGTACTAAGACCTTCAGGTAACTCTAAACCTTCTGTTGCGTTGATTTGTTTTTCTAAAATCTCTGCATAGGAATAGCGAGTACCACCATTTTTGGTGATGCTTGCTTGTATAAGTTGGATCTGTGGAACAAGATCAGGCTTCAACCCTTGGTTGTACTGCGTAATTACTTTTTTAAGAGTGGGTTTGGAAACAATAGGAGTGTTAATAGAAGATGGATCAGCATTAAGTATTCGTTTGATGTCTGCAGCACTTGTTTCGGGGGTAACACTTCTAGGTTGGTATTGTGTGTAATTTTTAAAAATACCTGAATCATAAGGTAACCCTTGTTCAGCGCGTCTTATAATGTCACTAGGATCTAGTATTCCGTATTTACCTTCTTCAGGGTCATCACCAAACTCCTCAATAAACGATGCGTGAGCATTATTAAATGCAATGTTTGGATCATTATGGTTATCCATTTCAGCCATATATCTTTTTCTAAAATCTCTAAGAGCTGCACGCGTCATAGTGCCAACTGATTCATGCGTTGTTGAAGCACCATTGACTCTAGCTCTAGAATTTAAAGATTGTTTAATTATCTTCTCAAATTCATTTATTTGTTCCTCAGAAGGACTTGATGCATCAGAAGCAATAGCTTCTTTAATTAACTCCCTCTTTGTAGAATTCCTCAATTGTGGATTGGCCATAATCTCTTCAGGTTCCACTTGACCAGTTTCAAGCGCTTTTTTTATCCTTTCAACTACTGGACGTTCAGCAACTGCTTGATAAGTATTTTCACGCTGGCTTTCAAGAAATTGTACAAACCTACCAGAGTCCGGACCAAGGCTTTCTTTATATTTTTGCTGCATTAAAGTAATATTTTCGTCAGACAAATCAATGGAATTATTACCAGCTAAATCCTGAAGAGTTGTATCTACAAGTTTTCTATACTGGTCATCAAGTAAATTCTCACGTTGTATTTGTTCTGCTCTGTGAATGCTTGCGTCTTTGTCTCTTCGAGCTTCGGAAACCAAACGAAATTCTCTTTTAAACAATTCACGTAGCTTTTTGTCAGGTTGGTGTGAAAAAGAAGATTCAAAGATTTCCATAAAATCATTATCAGACATACCAACTTGTACGCCATTAATGGTCTGTAGAGGTTGCTTTAGTATTTCAAAAAGGCGATCACGTGCCGCTTTCTGCTGACCAGGTTCGATATACTGAAGTTGGGCATAGGCAGCATGAAATCGTTGAGAAGCTGTACCAGAACCATGACGGAAAATATAATCAATTTTTTCAATCTGTTCTTGACGTTGCATTTGTACTTCACCCATCATTGTTTTAGCAACGATTTCGTTTGTACCTTGCGACATCTTCTGCAATGCATCAGCAAGAAAAGCAGGATTCTTACCGTATAGACCGTTATCTTTTAGGTATTTGGTAAGAAGCTGTTGAGCTACAAGAGCTCGATCTTTACTAGAAAAAGCTTCACTAGGTGTGCCTTTACGGAAAGTTCCGTTAGCGCCGTACAGCATCACCTCAGTGGTCTTATCACGTAGAAACGATGACTGTAAAAAGACTGGCCATTTAGATGCCATGAAAACTGATTGAGCATGGAGCTGTGCCGTATTCAGGCCTTCAGTACGCGAACGTAACTCAGCAGTTTGGATTGGACTAGAGCCATTGGCTTCAGCAGCTGCAGCACCAGCTTGACGACTAACGTCAGTGATCTGCAGGTTATGCATGTTGAACTTGTCAGCGATGTAACCTTGTGCATCTGCCTTATCTGCAAACCCTTGCGTATAAAGACGAATTAAATGGTTGTTGTAATCAGATTCATACTTGTCTTTTTGATATTGCTGGGAAAAGGCAAGGGCTTGTTTACTAAGTCCAGCAATGGCCTCATAAACACCCTTACGTTGTGTCCCAAGCTCAGCTTTGCGTTCTGCATTTTTCTGAGCTTGAATCTCCAGGTTGTCCTTTTGAGTTTGAAAGTTAAGCTGAAGAAGTTTAGAATAGTTTGAAAAGCTATCACGATCTTGCTGTAGCTTATCTTCAAACGAATTGAGATAAGCAGCTGTATTAGCAATATCTGCATCACGAACTTCACGCATACCACGTATGGTTTCGTCAGCTCGTCTTAAAATTCTATCTGATGTATTGGGAGCTTCAATTGGATCAAAGCCTTCTCTATTTTCTTGGGCGTACCCTTGAAATTTTGACATAACACTAAGTTAGATTGTAGTTACCACAAATTTAAAGCCTCACCAACCATTGCAATACCACCAACACCAGCTGCGATAGGTAGTGCAAGCGGTCCAAAGACACCAGCAGCCATACCGATACCTGCAACTGCAGAACCAGCAGCGCTGATCAAACCACCAACACCACTACTAACGGGCATTGGTTGACCTGTACCACCCATACCACGTACAGGTTCAATAGGACGCGGAGGCATAATAGAAACAGGTAATTCAGAAGCAAACGGTTTAGGTATTGCAGGATCAACACGAGGTTTTAATTGACGTGCTGCGTATGCTTTTAAATCGGAGGCGTACTTGTCACGATTAATTTTCTTGAGTCTAGTTTCATAGCTGTCAGCAGCACTTAGTAATGAGGCACCAAGCTGCTCACGGTTCATATTGAACTGTTCTTCAGAAATACCGAGAGTATCAGCAATATACTTTTGACTATCTTCTGCAGACGTAATTGTCTGTTGACGTTGATCTTTAGCTTGACGTGTAGATACTTGAGCTTCTCGAATAGCAAATCCTGTATTAAGGTCTTTGTTATAAGTGGCTTTCAGAATCTCCTTTTCTGTATTGATAGAAAGCTCAGAACGTGTAAGTTGATCTGCAATCAGTGCGGTGTTAACACCAGACAGTGCTGTAATCGACTGGAGTGCCCTTGTAGCCGAATTACCTTTCCTACCTTGCGCTCGGACCTGACCTGACTGCTGAAGCGTTTTAATGCGATTCTGATACTGTTGAGTACTGGCATCAGCTCTGGCATTAGACAACTTTTGATCAGCTTGTTCTAGACCAAACTTGACATCACTTTTAGATTTATCAGTACGTAGATCAATTAATGCTTGATTAGTATTAAAATCAGTGATTGCATTTTTAATGCTTTGCTCTTGTTGACCGTATTGAAATTTACTATCAACAACTTGCTTGTCAAACTGAAGGTTTAATTCATCAGTTTTAAAAGCAGTATCAAGGATGCGTTCCTTAAATACCTTGTCTTCACCATCTCTCGCAATCTTGGCAGCTTGTTCATTAAATACAAGCTGTTCAACAAAAGTGTTCTCAGACTTTTGATAGGCTTCGAGTTTTGCATTTTCACGCGTATCACGGATACGCATGTTTTGTTTCCAACTGTCCTTAGCTTGAGCGTCAGTTAGATCTTTTTTTACCTGATTACCGTACTCCTTAGAATAGTAATCATTTAGAGTAGCTTCATACTGAGCTTGAGCAGCCGCCCTATTAAATTGAAGTATCTTTTTTTTTGAACTAGCCATTAAGCTCTCCTATAAAACTTAGTAGAATAATTACCTTCCCACATAGCTGAGTTAAGTGAAACGATATAGGGTGTATCGCTAAACACGCGGAGTGAGTAGTTACTGTTCCGTTGGTTGATTGGTACAGTGAATATATTGCTGTCCTCGATCGGTACTTGGTTTAATAGTGAATAGCCAGTATTGAATACATTACCAGTTATAGAAAATTCAGATTGTTCACGAGGTGTGATTTTAAATTCAACATCACCTGACAATCCAATAGAAAATTTCATCCGGTTAACTGTTAGGTAACTTGTGTAATCAACACTATCTTGGTTGCGTACAAAAATCTTAGGCAGCTTTACATCAAAATCAAGCTTGTATCCAACCTTCCAATTAACAGAAGTATAATCTTTACCAGTCAAGACAAAATGATTGCCACCAGTACTACTAGTTGTAGGTGTCAAAAATAAGCCAGATTCATTAGAGCCAGAAGTAGCATCCTGAACACAAATAGGTGTCAGATTAGAAATCAATTCAAATGGAACAAACAACTTAGTTTGTTGCGTGACAGCATCATAAGTCTTACTAGTCGGTGCTACCATAAAATCAAATGATGCATTACCACTAACAGTTGTAGTACTAGTAGGTAACGCATTAAGTTGAGAGGTAACAAGTGTCATTTGATTGTCACCCTTAATGACTGAAATAACAGAGTCAGTATCGGTCACAAAGAATTGCACATTGCCAGGCATATCCCAGCTATACCAAGCACGCATAATGTTCTCTTGTCCTTCAGTGTATGAACGATAAAAGTAAATCTTTGAGCTTGCTTGTCCGTAAAGACCAATGAAAGAGTTCTGAGTATCAGCAAACATTGATGATACTGTTTGTGGAATATACTGTGTAACAGTCTTACCGATGTCAATAAACAGTGGGCTTGAATCTTGACCTTGTGTCGCCATACCGAAGACGCGACAGTAGTCTGTTGTTTTATTGATGAAAGTAATAGTCGTACCACTTTCAACAGGAGGTACAACGGGATCTACTTCATAGTTAGAAATAGATTTAATAACAGCAAGACTCGGCGTAAGGACAGCTGTATCAGAAAACAGCATGAACTGTTGTTGCTGACTAAATAGAACAACACCTTGCGTTACAGGTACAGCAGCAGTCAAGGTAACTGGTTTAGTACCACCACACTTCAAATCAATAGGATCAGCATCTGTCTGAACCTGTGCTGAGTTAATAAAGAAGTTAAAGAAGTTTTCACCTTTAGCTGGTTGACTAAGAATGACAGTGTCACCAGCAAGGAACCCGAGACGATTACTAGCAAAGAATGTGTAGTTAATTTTTTTGCCAATAAAACCTGGATCAGGATTAGTTTCAACATCACCAACAACACGGTGGTCGTATGTAATAGCACTAAAGGTGAATGTATTGGCTGATGATCTAACCAGCTTATGTGGCATCGTAGTGTTATCTAAACCTAATGCAATACCTGGCTTGACTGTTTCATTCCAGGTAGTACCGTCAGACTTCACATAGAAATCATCTGCAGTAGCTGCAGTATTAGATACTTTGTATATTGCATTTGTATTTGATGCAGCAGCAGGTAGATTAGTTAAGCTTGCAACAGTACCAGCAACGGACCCACTAACAGTCGAAGAGCTCATTGCAGTAGTAATGGTTTTATTAGCAATAATGATTTGATCCTGTCTTGAAATAACGTGGAAATCATTATGACCATTATTTAGATATGCCTGACTAGTGCCATTAGTAATATTTGCTGCAGTACCATCAGTATTCCATAGCTTAATGGTTTGGGATTTAATAACACCTACATAAGCTTCAGTGCTAGAGTATCTATAATAAAACCAATGTCCTGCAGCATAAGTAGAAGCGGAACCAAGGTTAGCAATCCAATTAAAACCAGGACGCTTAATCAGACCAAAAGTAGGGTCAGGATACCCGTTGATAATTTCAGTAACTTGATTGACTAGTTTTTGATCATCAGGCTGAGTAGAGACACCACCCAGAAAGTTTGGAATTTGTTGAGTGATGTTTGGCATTAGTAACGATAAAGTGCTTTGTAAGGTTCGTAGCTGATATAGAAGTCACCACCTTCAGGTGCGCCAAAGTAAGAGTAATCACCTTGATTACATTCATACTCCATAGCCAACGCACGGTTGTAATCCTCTTTCTCCTTAAGTAATTGATATTGAGTTGGATCACCTACTACACGACTAGAAAAGACAGTAGCAGTACGAGCAACAATATAATCACGGATTGGTTTTGGTAGATCATCCCAATCAAAGAAGTAAACGACATCGACAGTTGGTGTCTCTGTCCATTGGTAAGTGTGGTTTTGACGGTCATAAAGTTTACCTTTACGTTGTACTGCATCCTTGTCTTTATTTGCATGATGATTAGACAGGTCTACCTGTAATACATCATTTGGAATAGTAATTTCTTTTGTTGTTGAATCAGGTACAAAAGAATCTAAATGATATTCTTTATTGTATGTCCAGCCTTCAGCCTGCACTTCGCGTGACACATTGGTCAGCGTATCAAAAGCAAGCGCAACGTCCGGGTTGGTGTTTTCAAGTCTAGTGACAGGAGCTTGGCCTACAGACATGAGAATCTCATTTACTGCAGTTAGTTGATCGGTTGTAGGAGAACTAGGAATAGCCATAAAAGAGACTCGTAAGAATAAAAAAAAGGGACCCCGAAGGATCCCTTGTGTATAAGAAAAATCAGAATGCAGAAGGAGCAGAAGCACCCACATACAGCTCAACAGAAGCTGCAGGGTTCAGGTAGTCCGCCCCACAGGCCAAACGCCCGAGCATCACGTCACCTTGGTAAACCACACTCACATCTCCACTGGTTACTTGAACCTGTGGACCGATGGCTTCGACCATACCGGCTGCTTCCTTCTGGAAGATCAGACCGCAGGACTTAGCGCCAACCTCAGCAGCAGTACCGTAGTCGTTGTTGATGCCAGTAGAAGCGCCGGAAGCGTCTTCCATGGTCTCACCGACAAAGGAACCAACGTTGGTTGGAGAGGTGACACCAGTGGTGCCGCCATAGGCAGTGCCGTACTTGCCGAGGAACGGGATGTTCATCGACTTGTAGATCTTGATACCAGCGATCTCAACAATGCCGTTAGCGCCTTGCAGCGCGGTTCCTTGAGAGTCGCGGTTGACCAAACCATTGCTTCCAACAGCTTGGATCAATTCATAATATTGCCGGGGGTTTAGGACCCCGACCCTGGAGTCACTACTAACTCCCTTCTCATCCAAAGCAGCGGCTGCGTCGTAGAACGCAGAGACCAATGCGGAGGAAGAGTAAGCATCAGAATCGTTAGTGGTAGAACCAACACGGATCTGAGTACCACCGGGCTCAACGAAGCCAGTCTTGGTGATAGGAGATGCCTGACGTGCACCACGTGCTACTGCACGGAATGCGAGGCGGTCATATTTTTCGGCAAGAGCGTAGCCGATTTTTCGGCTTATCTCCGACCTCAGATCGTAGTGCGAAAGTACTTCATCAAGGTTGTAAACGAAGGCTGAACTGATCAGCAGGTCATCAACAGTGATGGTCTTCTCTGCCACTGGAGGTGCACCATCAGAGTTGCCCAAAATGCTATTTCCAGGCGTATGGAACTCACTTTTGGTACGGCCCGTGTAGATAAATTGTAAAGATTTTCCGTTCTTAAGTGTACGCTTCATGATCAAATCACGAGCGATCGTGTTATTCTGGAAGCCTTTAAACATCTCTCCACTAAACAACTTCAAGTAGAGAGCGCGGGCGTCTCCCGTGCTATTAGCCTGACCCGGCCGTGTAAGGCTCGTGGTCAGCGTAGAATTTTGTTGTGCCATTTTATTAGGTAATTAAATATAGTCAGGACTAAGATCTTAGAAAATTTTTGTGGTCTATTCCCACCGTCTAGACGGCAAAGGGTATCCGCGTACGGGCCATTGCCAATGCATGGGAGGTCCGACTCTGAGGTGCCTCCCACACGTTTACTCCTCTTCCTCTTCGGGAGTTTCTTCTTCTTCTTTCTTTTCAGGCTCTGGCTCAAAACGAGTTAGATAAGCCTGAAGTACATCAGATTGTTGTGCCATCACTTACCACCACGCATTTTTCTAATAGCGTCAGCAGTCGCCTGATTACGACGGCGCCATTTTGATACAGGTGATTTGTTAGTTGGTTTATCTAGATGCTTTTTAAAATTAGACTTAAATGCATTAACAATATTCATGATCCGAAGGGTTTGTATTGGTCGTAAAGACCTTTAATTTTTTTGGGTTTATAAGATGGTTGTTTTTCAGAACGAAGTCTCGGCTCCGCACCTTTACCACCACCTTCAGAACCTAGTTTGTTTGTCTTGTAACCTTCAGCAAAGGCCATACCGATTTGTCCAATACCTTGAATAAGCAAGGCTTTATTGATCTTTTTCTTAGCCATTAGAAATCAATGTCAGAGTTGTCTAGGGTGTTGATTACATCCTGGCGATATGCAGGGTCAGTGTCATAACGTGGGTCAGCCATAGCTGCTACAAGTTCAGCTTGACTACGGAATCCTTTGGTCTCAGAAGGTGCACCCTTACCAGTAAGAAGTTCACCTTCATAACCTTGTGAATCTGCATAGCGTGCCATCAAAGTTTGTACAGCAAAGAAACATGCAGCAGGATCACCTTGATCCATAACAGCATCGTATAACTCAATTTCTTCTTCACTGAAGTTATCTGATGCCCACTCTAATAGTTGACCGTATTGTTCTTGACCACCTGCCATATCCTGGAGTGCTTCTACGTCTTCATCATCAAGCCCTTCATTGACATACTCATCATCCTCTGTAGCTTCTTCTTCTTGATCAGAGAACTCTTCATTAGGTTCATATTCTGTTTCATCAGGTTCACCGAGTTTAGATTGCAACTCAAGGTATGCTTTCTCTAAGTCTTCAGTAGAATTGTATTTACCAGCTAGAAGTGTCTCTTGCTCTTGAGCCATCCCTTCGCCAATGGCGAGAGATTCTTGCTCATCAGCATTAAGTTCAGATTGTTCAGGAGCGGTGTTGTCAAATGTAAGAGTTTCAGACATGGGTGTTTAATATTCAGGTTGTTGTTGTGGTTGCATTGGGAGTTCAGGTGCTTCACTCGAAGCTTGATCCTCTTGTCCCTCCAGTTGTGCAAACTTACTAGCTTGCTTGGTAAGCTCTAGATCTTTCTGTTGATCCATAGCTTGTTCATTACCTTGTTCGACTTCTTCCATTCCTCGGACAAGATTAAGTACATCAATACCTTGACTAGCCGCTAGTCGTTTGATTACTTCTTCAGGGTTGATGTATTTAGAAATAGCTTCAGGACCCATTGTTTGTGCAATGGTCTGCATAAACATGTTGAGACTTTCACGGTCTTGACCCCGACCTAAAGCATTGACACCAGCAACAATGGTTGGTTTAACAAGCTTAGAGGGAAGACGTGGAATGTCACCATTGCGTTGGAAGATACTGAGTTTACGATTCAGATAAGGTACAAGGAAGTCAACAGTAAGAAGGCTGAATAATCCTCCGAGTTGTTGTTCCAACTCCATCTGAGTCATCCGCACCTCTTCGGCTGTGGTGCGCTCACTGTTTCTTACTTGGAGAATTAGGAATGCTTCGGCTAGACGCTTTTCAATGGTTTGAATCATTTGGTAAGCAGTACCAAAATCCCCTTGCTTGCCTACAGTAATGACCCCAATATCATCTGGTCGGCCACTAACGATTGCACCATTACCAGCCTTAGCAAGAGTACTAGGTTTAGTAGTGCTAGAAGGTGCGACAGTAAATACAACCTTAGCGGCTGCTGCAGACCCTTCAATGATGGCCTGAGACAAAGCGTCTAGTGATTTGAGATCACCAATGAACTCTTCGACTCTTCCCCTTCCGTAGGCTTCATTGTCTACGGTATTAAATCTAAGTGCTAACCAAGGGTTTGTGTCAATAGGTGCCTTACCTTGTGACTTAGGAATGATCTTTCCATAGACCTCTTGGTGCCAGATAAACCTATTGTTGTCACGTTTAATGTGGGTGTAGACATCACATTGATTGTTCTGTCCTGTACCTGCGTAAGTCTCATCATGCTTATCGTAGATACTTTTTAAATCTGGAACAAGAGCCTCAATAATTTTTTTGTTGATACGTTCTTTAGTTACAATCTCAATTACATTACCGAGACCATCTCTATCTACAACATACCGATTTAAAGGATATAACTTTAACTTATCCTTTGCCATGAAGATCAAAGCATTACCAGCTACAACTAAGTGTTTGAGTGCTTGATGAACAACAACACGATCATCAGAAGCTGCAATAGCTTCCATCATTGTGCGTTCAATTTTAGAGAATGAAAGGTCAAGTTCAGAACGAACTTGTGGTTCAATCTCTTCATTCAAAAATGCAGTCTCATCAAGTTGTAGTTTGAAGAAGCTAGTTTGTGGAGGTAGCAACGCAAGCATCAATTTAGATGCAAGTGTCACAACCCCCTTACTTCCTACACTTTGATACGGATTAACCAACACTTTATGAGAACCATTGTCCTCATCCTGTTTGATTAAATATGGCAAGGTTAGTTTAGAAGCATCGATTGCGGTTTGTAGAAACTGGTTACGGTCAGAACTGAGAGCTTCGTAGCGTTGTTGTGCTGACATTACCTATTAATACGTGCGTGTGTTCTTAGTCCCATGCTTTGTTTGCGGCGCTTTCGGCTTGGTGCAGAACCTGGAGAATTGCTAGGACCAATAAGATCTAGACCACGACTTCCGTAGTCAGATTTAGGTGTGTATTGGCCTGACAATTGTTTGCCTACTTTCTTAGCAAGTTCTGGACCACCCCGCTTTTGAATGCCGGAAAGGCTTGATCGGACAGCGTTTAGACTTTCAGAATATTCGCCTGGAATTTTATCAAATTTAGGTTTAGGTGGATTTTGACTCAACACTCTCTTTTTATCTCTGATTCCACCTAGAGCTTTGTAGCGTTCAAACGCAGATGTTTTAGTATCACTAAGAAACTTTTTACGATCAAATCCACCGTCCTCTTTGCCGTATTTTTTCATAAGACCAGTAGCATTATGTTTAATTGTTAGACGTTGAGGACCTTTGTATTTAGATTTAATTTCATTCCACCTCTGTTTAACGCTTTGTTCAATCTTTCCAGGCTTCCATTTTTTTAAGGCGTTTGGACGGGGTTTATAATCAATTGTTTCAGCCTCAAACGGATCTTTATCTGGTTTAGGTTTAGGCCTATCGTTTTTAATACCTAATAGTTTCCGTGCTCCGCTACGAAGCTTTGCACCCTTTTTACCTGTTGCTTCGACAAGTTTTTCAGCATTACGTCTTAAGAATTTATCGCCAACTCCTAGCCGCCTTGCCTTCTTAACAGACTTTTTAATTTCGCTACGCGAGACCCTTTTCTTCCTTTGACTATCATCAGTCAAAGCAGCTCTAACTGATTGTTTAAACTGTTTTTTTGCTTTGGCTTTTTTATTCTTTTTAGCCATTGGATTCCTCCATATATTTAATCACCCACTCAACAACACTACGTTGACCAGAGCGGTACATAACTTTTTGCAT